TTGCCAAGGCAGGAAGCACACATGCCAAGTACAGAAGGATGATCGTGTGCTATCTGGATGCGCTGGCTCCTCTTTACTGGTGGAAGGAGGCAGACACTTACAAGATCGGCACTGTTGCCAATAGCTGCAGTACCATGCACAAGATCCATGCCAAGGAGTTTGAGCTGGATGACTTTTCTCATGATCATTTGCTGGAAGATGAAGCTACAGAGTTTATGGAGCATTTGATCTGTGGTCTCAATTATTACAGACGTAAGTTTCTGAAGACCAAGGATAAGGCATATTGGTGGCAGATGATCCAGCTCCTGCCCAGCTCCTACAACCAGAGAAGGACACTGATGCTCAACTACGAAGTGTTGTCCCACATCTACCATGACAGGAAAGATCATAAGCTGGATGAGTGGAGGGACTTCTGCAGGATGATCAAGAGCCTGCCCTACTCCCAGCTCATCACACTGGAGGAGTGAGTATGACATACACACAGCATTTAATCAAAAATTGGAAAGTGGCATTTCATGCGCTGCATGATGTTTTCGCACATTTTGTTCATGGCTTGATTCCTGCGATAAAGATAAAACACCATCAGCCATATCAGAACAAGAGGAGAGCAGGATGAGTAGGTATTATGTCGAAGGAACATTTGAAGGTTACATTGAAGCAGATTCGGTAGACGAAGCTGAAGGAAATTTTCACGAATCTGACATTGATGATATTCATATCTTGACGGTTTACAAAGATGAGGATGGTGACAGCGAATGACAGGCAACATAACAGCCATCGTTATCCTCCTGATCATGTGGGCATACTACTCAGGAAAGTGGGGTGATGGAGAGTGACGGACGAAGAAAAGCTGCACAGGATGAAGCTCAGGCTTTACCAGAGGAAGAAGGAACGGCTGTCTGAAGAGAATACATATAACGATGAGAACAAAAAGATAAAATGTCCTGTCTGCGGTAAGGAGATACTGGAGAAGGACATCGACAAGGTCGAGTACGTGAGAACTAAGAGACACAGTGAGATATTCGTACACACCAAATGCGTGAGCAAATGGGGAAGCTGGTGAGGAGGACAACATGGAACATATTGTACAATTTGCCATCGGCATCGATGATGATGCGATCAAGAAGAGAATTGAGCAGACAGCAGAGAAGCAGGTCGTTGATGGTATCAAGGAAGACATCTGTGACAAGATATTCATCATGAGCAGATTGGATAGGAATAGATATCTGCAAGACTGGGTGAAGGACATCGTGGTAGATACCATCATTGAGAAGCACAAGGACGAGATCATCAAAGAAGCAGCATCCCGGCTCTGCGAGTATATGAAGAGAACAAAGGCTGTCAGGGAGGCTGTTGCCGGTGCGGTGGAGGATAGCAAATGAGAGGGATCATGGAGAAGATAGGTCTGCCTGCCATGCTGGAACAGCTTGGTGAGGAAGGAAGCGAAGTGGTACAGGCATCGCTCAAATATGCCAGATTGCTGCGTGGTGATAATCCAACACCAAAGACAAGGGATCAGTGCATCTATGACCTGACAGAAGAGATCGCAGATGTGTTGCTTTGCATCAACATCTTGTATTACAACGAGATCATTGATGAACATCATATTGTCAATATTATGAATAGCAAACTCGCAAGATGGAAACAGCGCATAGCTGACCACAAATAATTGTGGAAAACAGCAAGTCAAGATCAAGTCAAGATGAAGTCAAAAAAGTCAAGATGACCTTGACTCATCTTGACTTTTTCCTCCTCCTGCCTGCGGCAAATGGGCAGGAGGAGGGGTGGAAAAGTGTAAAATCAAGTCAAGATGACAGGCAAAATTCAAGATAAAAGTCAAGATGAATCAATTCATCTTGACTTGCTGAAAATGGCTTATTTAAGCCATTTTCTTGGGGTCAAGTCAAGAAGGGAAGATGATTTTGACTTCTTGTTATCAATAGGTTGAAACATCGATTTTTTTCGATGATTGACCTATTATATATATTATATATAAATATATCTTATCCATCTTGACTTGTACATTTGTAGTACACTACAGGAGTCGTACTGATGGAAGACATTAAAGACATTATTTCTGACACTGTAAACGAGACTGTGATGAAGTTAAAGATGGCAGGACTCATGAAGGACAACCGGCGATCAGCAACAGAAAAACTGGAAGAGCTGTTACGCAACTATCCGACCTTTAAGAGGATCACTGACAAGGAAGACACTGTCAATCTGGTCCGCAAAGTAGATGAAGCAATGAAGACCATAGAGGGCGATCCTTACTATGATGTCATCAGGCTGTTCTACTTTGAGAGGCACACAAGGGAGTCGATAGCACTGGACTATGGCTGCACAGAGACAACGATCAGCAGGAACAAGACGAGACTCCTCAACCAGCTGAAGGCTATCCTCTTCAGTGACGAGGTCATCTTTGAGCTTTTCCTGTGACATGAAAATGACCATGCAGAGATGTATGGTCATTTTTAACAATTTAAAGGTACTACATTTGTAGTATATTCCGAGATTGTAAACTACTACAAAAGTAGTATAATTGAATCATAAAGAACAGGACAACAAGTGGTGCCGGACCACTGCCGAGGGTACATGCTCCAGCGGTGACTCCCAAAGATACCAGACACCAGACAGATATGAAAGGAGATTTAAAATGGCAAAGCTCATCAGGATAGACAGGAATGGCACCAAGTACTACGAGGGCATGGTCCCTTGCGACAGGTGCGGTGGCAATGGATACTACGCACTGGGAACACACAATGGTCATCCTGTTCTCTCTCCACATGACGGAGGTGTCTGCTGGAAGTGCAAAGGCACAGGCAAGGTATACGGCAAGTGGGTAGAGAGGACAGCTGAGTATCAGGCAAAGCTCGATGCCAAGGCAAAAGCCAAATGGGAGAAGAAGGCAGCAGAGCAGGAGAAGATCAGAAAGGAGAAGGAAGCACAGGAGGAAGCAGAGAGGCTTGAGAGAGAAGCCAAGATCAAAACACAGAAGGCGATCAGCCAGCATGTCGGTGAGATCGGTCAGAGGATTACTTTCAAGGTCAGATACACATTCGGCACCAGCTGGGACACCAGATATGGAGTGCAGTACCTTTACTCCTTCAAGGACGAACAGGGCAATGTACTGGTGTGGAAGACATCCTCTATCCCAATGGTCCTCAACGACAAGGGTGAAGATGTGATCCTCAACAAAGGAGACTGGGTTAACATCAAGGGAACGATCAAAGACCACACAGAGTACAGGGACGAGAAGCAGACAGTGCTTACCAGATGCAAGCTCACAGTATAAAGAGAAAATGGATGGGGAGAGGCAGACAGTCTCTCCCAGAAAGGAGAAAAATGAAAGAATACAGAATAGTGGCAACACTGGACACAGAACATGGGTACGATGGGAAAAAGTACCATTATGAAGCAATCTCTTGTCGATGGGGTGGAACGATCCATAAGATCGTCACAAGTGACTATGGAAAAGCAAAGAGACAACTTGAGATAGCGAAAAGAGAATGTCCCAAGTTTGACAAGAAGACAGAAGAAGCATTTGAAAAGAATCCCAGAGACTACATCAAGTATAAGCACACCAATATCAGAATTGAGAGCAGAGAAGTTTCCGAGTGGCAGTAATGTGATAAAAATGGGGAGCCTTATGGCTCCCCAGAAAGGAGAAGTAAGATGAGAACATTATACGATGTGACAGCAACAGAGGTGATCAAGGACCTTGCGGACGATCTGGCAAAGAATAAGGGCATCAACAAAGCACTGGCAAAGAAACTGATCCTTAACGCACTCATTTACAATGTGGTGGCAGATGCAGTGACAGAGCAGGCAGAGTGGCTGCTTGAGAGTGAGGAGGAATGAAATGACTGTCATCAACTTACTTAGTGTTTATCACAGGGAATCGGTATTCTCTTTCATCAGGATCGATGACGAGAAGATAACAGATGAAAAGTTGGAGGAGCTGCTCCTCGATGACGGAGAAGACAACATCCTCGACAAAGAGGTCAAGATGTTCACTGTCCGAGGAGGTGATCTGGAGATCATGACCAAGTGATGGTTATATAAGAGATGACAAGAAGAGAGGCAGAGATGCCTCTCTTTTTTGATTTGCCCTTCTTTTTGGCAAATTGTGTCTGATAATGACACAACTTGTAACATTCCATGTCACACAGTGTTCATGGTACACATTGGGATTTAGGAATACGATTATCTATGGAAAAGTATATTTTATGGCATTTTTGGTCACTTTAAAAAGCTGCAGGTGGTGAATGTGAGTGGGCAGAAAAGGTAAATATGAGACTCATGTAAAGCCGTACCTGACAGACATAAAGGCATGGTACGAGACCATGACAGAGGCGCAGATCGCCTCAAAACTTGGAGTTTCGTCATCCTCTTGGGAAAACTACAAGAGGGACTATGAAGAGCTTAGAGAGTGCCTTAAACGCAGTCAGGAGGCTCTTGCGGAAGAGCTTAAGAGTACGCTGAAGAAGAAGGCTCTTGGCTTTTACTATGACGAGGTCAAGGTAAAGGAAGAGGCTAACGAGTATGGCGAGATGGAAGTGGTCGAGAGGATAACGACACGCAGGTACGTGGTGCCTGACCTTGGAAGCATCCATCTCCTTTTAAAGAATCTTGATGATCACTGGCACAATGACGATGTGCCGACAATGAAGCTGAAGAAACAGCAGATGGAGCTGGCGCAGGAGAAGGCAGAGGCATCTGACTGGTGATGGGAGTGAGATAGATGAGCGAAGCGATACAGGTGGCATTTATAACAGGAGGATTATCATTGCTTGGTACCATCATCACGGTGCTGATGACCAGCAGCAAGACCAGAGAAGAACTGAGGATATCGCAGGCAGTCATGGAGACAAAGATTGTGGAGCTGACCAGAGAGGTCAGGGCGCACAATGGTTTTGCCCAGAGGATGCCTGTTATAGAGGAACAGATAAAGACCATCAACAGCAGGCTCGATGACCTTGAGAACAAGAGGGAGGACGATCTGAAATGAATGTAGAATTCTGGAAAGCTGCAGGCATCAGGGCAGTAAGGACAATGTGCCAGACTGCCATCGCTACTATCGGCACAGCTGTCATGCTGACGGATGTGAGATGGGACATGGTCGCATCTGCGTCTGCTCTGGCAGGCATCCTGTCACTGCTGACCAGCATCGCAACTGGTCTGCCAGAAGTGGAGGAAGACCACCATGACGAGTGAGCAGAAAAGATTCATCGATCAGATCGCCGGTTATGTAAAGAAATATGCTCCAGAGTATGGAGTAAAGTGCTACTCAGCCATCATTGCGCAGGCAATCTGCGAGTCTGGCTGGGGCAAGTCAAGACTGTCTGCCAAGTACCACAACTATTTTGGTCTCAAATGCGGAACACTCTGGAAGGGTGGATCGGTGAACATGCGGACCGGCGAAGAGTACGGCGGTAAGCATGTGTCCATCTCTGATAACTTTAGGACCTACTCCTCAATGGAGGAGGGAGTCAGGGGATACTTTGTCTTTTTATTTGAAGGCAGGACAAGGTACAACAATCTGATTGGTGTGACTGATCCTGAGACCTATCTGAAAAATATAAAGGCTGATGGTTATGCCACATCATCAAGCTACGTAAACACGAACATGAGCCTCGTCAGGACATATGACCTGACATACTACGATCCAGAAAAGAAAGACATGAAGACAAACAGCGGATTAGTTGCATATGCAAAAGAGCAGGTGGGTCTCCCTTACTGGTGGGGGACTTTTGGGCAGACAGCAACTTCTTCACTGCTGTCAGCAAAGCGCAAGCAGTATCCTTCCTACTATACTGCTGCCGATTTTAAGAATCAGCTGGGAAAGAGGGTGCATGACTGCATCGGACTTATCAAAGGGTACCTGTGGTCTGAGTCTCCCACATCTGCTCCCAAGTACAACAGCTCTCAGGATGTATCAGCACAGGGCATGTATGATATCTGCCATGCGAGAGGCAATATCGCCAGCTTTGACAAGGTAAAGGGCAGGCTCCTCTTCAGAGGGAAATCATCGTCCTCCATCACGCATGTCGGTGTGTATGCCGGTGACGGACTTGTGTATGAAGCGAAAGGACATGCCTATGGAGTCATCAAGAGCGATTTTTCCAAGGGTGGATGGACTCACTGGGGACAATGTCCTTGGATCACATGCGACACAGCCTGTGACACAGAGAAGGGTGAGAGTACCAAGAAGGAGGAGACAGTGGCATCTAAATGCATCGTAAAGGATTATCTGAAGGCAACAGGTGATGCGGCGGAAACAGTTTTCGAAGAAGCTTGCAAAATCAAATGCAGGCACTCTGCCATATCTTCTTGGGATGAAATGGTCAGGACAAGGTCCATCTCATGCAGCTCCTCTGGATCCGTAGCACTCCAGCTGGCCGGATGCCTCGCAAAGGGCAAAAAGATGGGACATGTGCCTACAAAAGGCATTAAGCCGTCATCCATCAAGAAGATCAGTGATGCCATGTTCGGTGTCGAGAATGTCAAACATGCCAGACTCATCTGGGTCAACTGCTACGAGAAGGACCTGCCTTACTGGTTGAAGCGCAGAGGAGTCATCTACATCCAGTGGTCCAACTGCTGCGTGAGCGCAGGCATGAATGGTGGCAAGCATTGGATATGGAGCTGCAACGAAGAGGGAGGCTACCATCGTCAGTCTGATGGATCCATGAGATATGACCAGTACAAAGAGACATCTGGAAGGTCAGGTGTGCTGAGCTGCGGTGGTCATTATCCTTGGGGAGGCAAGATCTATGTCTGTGTCCTTCCTGATGAGAGATGGTTCCAGCATTACGCAGTCGAGGCTGTCCTTGGTCTTCATGGGAATGGCGAAGAGAGAAAGGCTGCATTCGGCAAACACTATGACACCATACAGGCATTTGTTAATCATATGGTTGCAGATGAGCAGTACTTCCTCAGATGGGCTGCAGACTGGGTGCTTGAAAGATATGCCGGTGATGGAGAAGACAGGAAGAAGGTACTTGGCAAGCACTATGACAAAGTACAGGACAAGGTCAATCAGGTGGTAGAGCTGGCACACAAGTGCTGGCGCAAAGAGATCCCTTCTGGTGATGCGAGAAAGAAAGCACTGGGCGCAGACTATGAGATCGTCCAGAGGCAGGTCAACAGGACCACTAAGTAGAGTGAGGAGGATGATATATGAGCGTATATGGATTTGATGACTCACTTAGCAAAGTAGAGACTCCACAGAAGACTGAGTATGATGCTCTTGCTGATAGAGTCACTGCAATAGAGTCTTATGATCAGGGAAGTGCAGGCAGCCTTACACCTTCAACTGCTGTGAGTCTTTCTGCTTTTGATAATGGAACTGTTATAAAGAGAGGCAATCTGGTGGCAATGGCATGGACATTTGATACATTGCAGAATGTGCCTGCATATACCACATTGGCAAGTGTGGCAAATAAATATAAACCTAAAGTAAGACATTACTTCGTAGGTTCAGCAGGCAAGAAATTCATGGTGACTACCACAGGATATCTGCAGAATGTAGATGCTCTTGCAACAGGAACAAATCATATCATTGGCACCAGCTATATGGGTGTGGATTGATGTACACATCTGTCTCTGAGTTCTACAAGAGCAGGGAATGGGAGAGACTGCTTGAGATACTGAAGCTGGAGAGGGTGGATGACACTGGACAGGTCATCTGCTCGTACTGCCATAAGCCTATCACAAGGAAGTATGACTGCATCGGTCACCATCGTGTTGAGCTGACTGAACAGAACGTCAACGATCCTGATGTCTCACTCAATCCTGACAACGTGGCACTGGTACACTTCCGGTGCCACAACATTATACACAGACGCTTCGATGGATTCTATCAGCAGGTCTATCTGGTGTATGGTCCGCCATGTGCAGGCAAGCAGGCATGGGTGGACAGTGTATGCAACAGGGATGACCTGATCATAGACATCGACAGGATATGGAGATGCCTATGCGCTGGCGCAGAGGATAAGCCAAAGAGGATAAGGTCCAATGTCTTTGGTGTGCGTGACGCACTTCTGGATCAGGTGAAGATCAGGAAGGGGATGTGGCGCAATTGTTATATCATCGGTGGTTATCCACTGAGGACAGACAGGGACAGGGCGTGCAAGCTCCTTAGAGCAAGGGAAGTATTTATTTTTGAAGAAAAAGAAATCTGCATGGGCAGGGCATCATCAGAAAAGCTGAAGGATTACATCAATCAATGGTTTGATGACTACATCCCATAACCTGTACATATAGATACCCTCCCCACTCCCACTCAATGCAAAATTTGCATGGGGAC